GTTATGTCCTCCTTAAATAGGTCAGGTCGTAGCTGATGAGATACATTTTCTGTTCCGAGATCCAGGTTTCATCTTTGCTGTACGGCCAGGTTGTGAGCACGGATTCAACCTTTGCCTCCGCCGCCGTATCCTTGATCTCCGTGTAGAGCTCCACACGCACGGAATCGGTCGAGAGCATATTCAGCCCATCGGCGCCGCGGTGCTGCTCCTGAGGGGTCAACCAACAGATAAAGGGTGGCATGGGCGGTCGATAGGAGCCCTCCGCGACCGGAAAATGATTGTAGGCTACCGGATATCCCGTTTGAGAGAGTAACGCTTGCCAGTCGACTTTCATCCGCTCTTCACCGCCTTTTCGATTTCTTCCGGAAGCCGCCTCTGCGCCCATTCCTCACCGTAGCGGATATGTGGAAAAGCCCGGGTGCGTCCACCATTGCGCGTCGCATGGCCAAACTCGAGAAGATGGGTCAGCCGGTAAAAGGGCCCCGCGACATACCAGGTCTTCCGGCGGTTATGCAGATCCTCATAGGACTGCTTGAGTCGGAACGCCCGCCGGTATCGCTTCCAGCGTTTCTCGGCGTGCTCGTCGATGACCGCCTTGGTCTCTTCGGCCACCTTGTCCACCGCGGCCTTGGTCTTCTCCGTGACCTCGTCTGTATACTCCTGCAAAGACTGCACGATAGCGGCGCCTAGATCTTCCGGCTGCACGTTCATCAGGATCCCTCCGTTTGCAGCGTCAGCTCCACGGTGTCCTTTTCGGTCACGTAGGCACGGAATATCTTATACCGGACGCCGGCGGAATCCTGGAATAACGTCTGCCCTCTCCAGTCATCTGTGTGGATCTCGGCGACCGCCTGCAGGCTTACGCCTTGGGCGGACGCGGCATAAAACTCAGACTGCCGCACCGATTTCGGGTTATACCATACCGGTGTGGCTGTTTCCGCCGGTTTCTGGGCGATACCATCGACCATGGGAATAACGACGGAGATCAGCTTTCCCTCCTCGGAGAAATACATCAGCTGGTCACCCCCGAATCGTCCACATAGTAGCCTTCGGAACTGCGCAGCTCATCCACCCGGCATTGATACATCTGCATATATCGGTCGGCGTCCGGGTTGCCCAGGCCGAACCGCCACTTGCAGAAATCACGGACGGCCCCATAAATGAGGTCGTCCGTTTCATCTTCTGTTTTGGCTGCCAGGATCCCCAAGCGCTCCATATCAGCGCGGGCTTCTGCAGCCAGTTGCTTGACCTCCCCGGTGATGCTTTCCGAGACATTGCGGCGCAGCGCCCGGGTCAGCCGGGCGGCATAATCATCACTCACGGCTGCCATAGGCGCCGCCTCCTTTCATCAGGTCGCGGATTCGTCCATCTTGACGAAGGCATCAGGCAGGGCCGCGTTGCAGTCAAAGATCGCCGAGCCGAGGAAGTCGATGGCGCGGGCCTTAAAGCCGCTCTCCGTGCTGGATTCCACAGTGACATCCTGCGCCAGATTGCCGACCATCTGCTTATAGTCGCCGAAATACAGGGCCTTGTCGGTCACCTTGTCCGAAATGAGTACCGGGAAACCGAGAATGCGCTGCGCGATGGGGTTAGAAAAGTCCTGCACGAGGATCGGACGCTTCTGGTCATCCTTGATCTTGGCGAGCTGGCCGTACAGGAACTTGTTATTGCACAGGAATTTCGCATTGCCGGAATAGCGGGCCGGAAGCAAGGAAATGAGGTCCACCACGTTGTCATAGGTGGGCGATCCGCCCTTGGTAAACTCGATCAGATTGGAACCTGCCGCCCAGGTGTTCGATTTTTCGATGCCTTTGGGCTGGCTGGATCCGGTGCCGTTGATGATGGCATCTTCGAGTTTGACGGCGATATCCTGCGCCAGCATATCCGTCAGCCAGCCCTCAAACGCCGAGATAGCCATAGTGGAAATGGTCTTGCTGATGCGGATGAGCTTCACGAAATCAAAGCCGCCCAGCGTCACATAGGCCAGCGTGTCGCCGGCCGGAGTGATGTCAGCATTCTCTGTGTGCTGCGCCGCATCATCCCGAGTGCCCTGAATGGCAAACTTTACAGCCCCCGCCACACGCAACAGCGTGATCTCGTTGAGCATGGGCGCGATCTTGACCATCTTCTGAAACAGCTGGTCGGAGGTCTGCGTCGGGATGACCGCGGTGGTGCCGCTGTCATAGGCGCGCTTTTCCGCTTCGCTCAGCGGCTTACCAAGCAGCGACTTGAAGAACGCGCTGCGGTATTCGGGGGTCGCCAGCAGCTCTTCCTTGGGCATGTTTGCAAAATCGCGCTTTTCAGCGGCCGGCACCGGCTTGGCAATGGGGCTGCCCTCGATAGCGCCGATGTTGATGCCGTCGGCGATCTTCTGCCGCCGCTCAATCTCCTTTTCCTCAGCGTCGAGGGAACGGAGCTCTGTCTCAAGCGCGTCGAGATCGGCTTTCTGCTTGGGGTCGGTGAGCAGGCCCCGGATTTCGGCCTTACGGTCGCGGATTTCTTTCAGTCTGGGATTCATAAATGTTTCCTCCTGTCAAATATAGGTCAGTAAAATCAAACGTTTACGCCGCTCGGCGTCACTCTCCAGTGATGCGGCGCGCCGGGCGCTCTCCAGCACCCGTTTGGCACTCTCCAGTGCGTCTGCGCTTCGGGCGGATATGTCAGTGCCGGGGTTGGCCGGCATAGAGACAGCAGATACTTCATAGACCTTGGCGATATCGGTGATCGTGCGCTGGGGCATGTCGCTGTCAAGTCCCGTCCATTCGTCCTTTCGGACGGCGAAAATATATGACATGCCCGAAATATCCCCGCGGCCGACGGCGCTGTAAAGGGCCTTGGCATCACCGTTATTTTCCACGTCCAGCGCTGCGCGGGTAGCAAGCCCCTGATCGTCCACCTGCAGCTGCAGGGTGGAGTTGGAGTTGTTGTTCCGACTGCGGGCCAGCGGGATCCGGCTCAGGTCGTGGTTGACGTCGAAAAGAACATCAGTAAAATCGGTATTGTCAAACGCCCCGCGCGCGATGGTCTCGGTCCACAGCCCATACATATCGTAGGACTGACCAAATACGGCGGCATGGCCCTGCAGGACGTTGCCTTCCGAGTCCGCACTCAGATCCGGCATCGAAAAGGCACGAAGCTCACGCTCGCCGAGGATGGGTTTACTCTTCATTCTGGTTATCTCCTTCCTGCGGGGTATCCGGCGGCTCCGCGCCATCGTTCTCCCCTACCTGGTACTGGTTGGCTTTCTTGGCGTCTATGAAATTGAGCGACACGATGCGCTTGTCGCCGTCAGGTCCGTCCAGCGGCGCCATATTGAACATCTGGCGCATCTCGTTGTAGGTGAACAGCCCGGTGGGGAACACGTTCCGCGCCATGTTGATCTTGGTGGAGGCGCTGGCGTATTCCAACCGGTTCGCCTCGAAGATGATCTGGTTACCGAACTGCTGTTCCCGAGTGGAAAACAGCGTTGCAGTAAACTGGAGGCTCATCTGAATAGCGATGGGCTCGATAGTGCTCTCATAAAAGGCATTCCACTGGTCCTCCGTAAAGGATGAGGAAATGATCGGCTCCGAAACACCAAAGTACCGGTATACTTTATCCGTCAGGAACTTCATCGTGATAGCGTTCACCTGCTGTGGATCACTGGTCAGCTCCTTGTATTCCATGGTGTTGTCCAGCGCGGCCACGCCTGATGTTCCTTCGCTGATAGTCATGTAATCCCGGACAAAGCGGTCTTTCCGACTTTTGAGATCATTTTCCTTGAGCGTGTTGGAGGATTTCAGTATGCCGCGCAGGGCGTTAGACGATTTCACGGCGTTGGCCACGCCCTGATCGGCCGTGCTGATGGTATCCAGCGTCAGGCCCAGCGCCTGCATGTTTGGTTCACCGTAGATATCGTTACGATAAAAGAACCGCCGCAGGTGGATGAGTTCGGTATACTCGATCGTTACGTTGTCCCCGCCGGTGAAGGAAAATTTCGCATAGACCGTACCGCCGCTTTCGATGAGCTGGATATTGGAAAACGGGATAGGATACATCCCCGTCACGTTCCCGGCACCGTCATACTGCACGAAGATGAAAGCATTATTCTGCATAAGCAACTGAGTCGTAACTTTATAGAGAAACGTATAGGTGTCCATGTAGGGGTTCGGCCGGGTATCGAGGAGATATTGCAGGTTGTCCGATACCGCCGTGATATTTCCCTTGGCGTCTTTTCTGACATGCTTCGGGTGAAGCTTTGCCACGTTCCGGGCCACGGCGTCCACGGCTGCCCGCACGTCGTCGCTGTCGTAGGCTTCCTGCCCAAATGCGGTAAAGACCGGCGAGTAACCGTTGAGCATCCGCAGCTGGGTAGCGGTTCCCGGCGGCGCAGCCGGCTTCGGCCCAAATAAAATATTGAAAAGTGAACGCCGCTGCTTTTTTTCCATCAAATCACCTCAAATCATTGCGGAATAGTCCTGGGCCTTTTCGTAAAGCCCAACGTAGGCATCCAGCAGGCTGACCATGCCGTCGATGCGCTGAGTGCGGCTGCGGCCCTTGATTGGCCGCACGTTGTCGTTGGTGTCGTATTGGGCGGACGTATTGCACAGGCACCATTTCAGAACCGGATTGTTGTTGTAATTGACCAGCTTGTCCCGCAGGTCGGCCTCCAACGTTTTCATGGGATTGGAAAACGTCATGGCGCCCTGGGCGCACGGCACCATGGTGTAGCCGCTTCCCTTCATGTCATCCACCCAGTAGCCGGCCAGAGCCCGATCGTAATAGACCCACAGCGGGCTGATCTGGAATTTGTCCCGCATCTCGTTGAACCAGGCCGTTACCATGGAGTAATCTACCCGGGAACCCGGGCATGCGGTGAGCAGCCCGCGGTCGCGCCAGATATCATAGGGGATCTTGTCCTCCCGGGCGCGCTGCTCCAGCAGTTCTTCCGGCAGGAAATACATCTGGAGGATATATTTCATTTGGCTGCCTGCCTTCATAATGAGCAGCGTGGCGCAGGTGAGGTCCGTGGTAGCGGAAAGGTCGCATCCACCGATGGCGTAGGTGTCGGTAACATCCTCCATGGTGAAGGCGGCCGGATTGTCGACGACTTCAAACGGCAGCCAGGCGCCCGTGGCCGTCTCGCGGATGTTGAATTCCTTGCACAGCAGGTTTTTAACAAGCTGCGGGTTGGCCTTGGCCTTTTCGACCTTTGCGGCCAGCTGTTCCCGGGACTTAATGGTGCCGAGACCCGGATTCGCCTTTTTCCAGCAGGCCGGATCCGTCCATTCGGAACGGTCGTCCAGCTCATAGATAAAGGCGATGAAGTGTTCGTCATGGTATCCGTCCGGGTCGAAATACCCGTTGATGACCCGCTCGGATTCGGCATATTTGTCATCGTAAATGTCTTCCCGGATCTTTCCGGCGGTGGAGGTGATGTAAATCAGCGGCTGCTCGCGGGCGGTGATGCCATCTGCCATGATGTCGTAGAGGGCCCGGCCGTTTTTCCACTGGTGGATTTCGTCCATCAGGCAGCAGTGGATATTCAGACCGTCCAGCGTGTCGCTGTCGCTTGCCAGCGGCTTGAAAACGCCGTCGTTGAAATCGCAGTCGAGCTCGGCCACCAGCGTGCGAACCCGTTTGCGCAACGCCGGAGATTTCCGAATCATACGCTTGGACTCGCCCCAAATGATCTTGGACTGGTCCTTTTTGGTGGCCACGGCGTAGACTTCCGGCCCCGGCTCGCCATCGGCCGCCAGCATGTAGTTGCCGACGATGGAGGCCAGCAGCGACTTCCCGTTTTTCTTGCCGACAATGAGGACGGATTCCCGGTATTTCCGCAGGCCTTCGATATCCACGAAGCCAAAGATGGCAGCGAGATGGGCCTTTTCCCAGAGCTCCAGCTGTACCCGTCGGCCGCCCAATTTACCTTTACTGTGATGGCAGAAGTTTTCGGCAAATTCAAGGACGTGATTTGCCCGCTTCGGGCTATAAAAATACTCGCCCGGGTGATCCAGATCCCAGACGAGCTTTTGATAGGTTTTACGGATTTTCTTGTTGACGATCTCTTCTCCGGACTGGATTTTCTGCCAGTATTCGCGGATGGGGTTATAATCGACCGGATAATGGATCATACGTCCTCACGCCCATTTACGAAGTCATCGAAATCATCGCCCTTCTTTCCAGTATCCTTGAGCTTTTCTTCCTTGGGGAGGAGATCGGTCAGCTGCTTGATGACAGAAGCATAGTTTTTTTCAAGCTGAATATAAATATCCACCTCGGAGGACCGTTTGGTGCCGCTCTGGTTAGCACCGTTCTGATATTCTTCGGTATAGCCTTTCTCATTGATGATTTGACGCAGCTCATAAAGGCTGGCGGCCATGAAAGCGGCTTCGTCGATGAGAGAACTGACCGACCTTTTCGTTTTAGTTTCGAGTTTTGAATAAATCCCTTGAAGTTTTTTCTTCTCGGCCGAAATGATCTCATTTTTGGTCATTTCAGCGTAAGATTTCGCCGCCATCAATCACCACCTCTTTGATTATTCAGACTACACCCCCCACGCGCGCGACCTGGGTGTTCTTCCGCTGGCCATTAACCGGTCTCCGGATTGCCCGTTTGTTTTTCCGACCCGGGGGGTATCAGATCACCATTGGCATCAAATTGCATCGGCTTAAACTTGCGATGAACTGCCGCATGGCAGTCAGCGCACAACGCTTGCAGGTTATCCCACGAGAGTGAGACGCTCGGGTCGTTGATATTGCGCGGGCTGAGGTGCTGCTTGTGATGGGCCACGGTTGCCGGTACCCCACACCGCTCGCACTCCCAGTGCTTCGATGAAAGGAAGGCAGCCCGGCATTTGACCCAGGCTTTGGATTTATAAAAGGGCTCTGCAAAAGGCCGCGCCATGATTACCTCCCACATCTGCGCATTATAAAAGCCGCCCGGTTAAACCGAACGGCTAAAAATATTTCCTGATTTTCAAATGTTTTCTTGTATTCCTCTTTACATACTCGTATGAGTATGATATAATATAATTGTTGAAAGGGAAAGAGTAGTCAAGAAAGAAGGCGGTTAACATGAAAAAGAAACAAGAAAGGCTACTGGTAACAGTAGCAAGGCTGATAATCGAAGCGGTGTTTGCAGCAGCAGCTTTGATAACAGCATTGAAACATTAGCCAGCAGCCCGAGGGGCGAAAGCCCCTCCCCCTTTCGGGGGATATCTCATAGATAGTATAGCATTAAGCAAAAGGAGAATCAACATGAAAAAATCCGATTTTTGGATATTGTCGCTTGCGGCATTCATGATTATGGGCATATCGCTTCACTGGATACTCCCGATCCGGATACTGGTGATCCTGAATAGTCTGCTCGTTCTGTTCAATGTAGCTCGGGACGTTTGGAGGTTGGCTCATCATGGGTAGAACTTCCACCGCGGTTAAGCGCCGCTACAATGATAAGACGTACACCCGCTGGTACGCCGACATGCGGAATGCCGAATACGAGGAACTGGAGAAACTGCGGGGCGACATGAGCCGTCCCGACTTTCTCCGGTATCTGATAAAACAGGCATATGGCAAAGATTTGGCCCCGTCTGAATAGGCGGGGCTTTCCCATATGTTTTTCACTGTATCGATTATACCCCTTGCATACGTCCTAATAACGGCACCCATCAAAATTTATGTCATGCCTTTTTTCTGGGCGAGTATGTAGTAAAACCGCCGCCGGGCAGTCCGGAAGTTCTTCTCCCCAAGGTTTAGCCCGCACACTGCCCGAAGGTAATACCAGTTTTCATCATAGGCAATCGC